CGCCCCAAAATATCTTTGACTTGTAAAAACGCTTCTTCATACCGTTGTGTGTGTGTTGTGTTCGTTCCCAAATTTATATTATTTTTACACCAATATTTTACACCACTATTAAATTTAGGCAACTATGGACAAATTTAGAATACTCAAAACAGCCGCCAAAGAAGCATTTAAACTGATTATTTTAGGCGCATTCGCAACGGCAATACTTACCACCATCGCCAAAGCGTACTACGTTATAATTAAATTAATCTGGCAACTATGGTAGATAAATTCTTTCTGTTCTTCTTCCGTAAACCGTTTGACCTCGTTGTGTATGTTTGGGTAAGCGCGCAAAAATCTATTATGCCTACTATTACTATCGAAGAATCTATTAACGCTTGCTATAAATTCTTTAACATCAAACCTGCCGAACGTAACGCCAAAACAGCACAACGCCAATACACCAGAACGCAACAACGTTTCTTTAAATCCCTTAAAAATAATGGAAAAGACATCTAAGTTAAGCGACAAAGAATTACGCTTTTGCCACGAATACATCAAAGACGGAAACGGTACACGTTCAGCTATTGCAGCAGGTTACACAGGCCAAAAATTATCGATGGCTGTAATCGCTTCCCGATTGTTAATAAAAGCTAATATTGTGAGTAAAATAGAGGCTTTGCGGGTGATGCACGCTACTAAGATACAAATTTCTGCTGAAAAAATCCTACAAGAGCTTGCAAAAATCGCATTCGCTAATTTACAAGATTACTACAAGCCTGGCAATGAGTTGTGCGACATCACTACTTTAGAACGCGACAAATCAGCCGCAATTGATAGCATTAAACTTGTGAAGAAAACAGGCGGTGCGGGCGAAAACGCATGGGAAACACAGGAATCATCAATTAAGCTATGCAGTAAGCAGGCTGCACTCGAAAGCCTCGGCAAGCATTTGGCATTGTTTACGGACAACGTGAACACTAAAGTAACGATGGACATCAGCGAAGCCACACAATTTAACGTCATACCGAAGTCAGGTAACGGAGGTTACATAAGCGAAGCTTTGCCACAAGAAGAAGAATCGAAACCAAGGCCGAAAAAACGCAAAATAAAGACGAAACGTGGCACGAAGTAAAGATATACATGTAACAGACCCACAAGCGTATATTTTGCGTAGTACAAAGCAATTTACGCTATTCATGGCGGGTGCAGGTTCAGGCAAAACCCATACTATGGGATTACGTGCTGCTGACTACATAGTTAATTATCCAAATTCAATTGGGTTTATTGGTGCAAACACACATGAGCAATTAAGCAAGTCAACTACTAAGCGTATATTCGAGGTTTGGCACGCTACATTCGGATGGATAAACGGCCTGCATTACGTTGTGGATAGGCAGCCACCAAAATCATTCAAAGAGCATGCTATAAAGTTGAAGTCATACAGTAATACAATTACGTTCAATAACGGTGCAGTTATATTTTTGTCATCATTAGAGAATTACCGAGCAATAGACGGAATAGAGATAGGTTGGGGTATGCTTGACGAAACGAAAGACACAAGGCGCGAAGCAATTGACGAAGTTATTGTATGGCGATTGCGGCAGCCGGGCATGTGGGTTGATGATAAAGGGATATTGCATGGAACATCCACCAAAACAAGCAGTATGAGTGGTTACAACCCGCTACACATTTATACATCGCCAGCTAAGGAAGAGTGGTTGAATGCTATGTTCGGTTTAGATAAGCACTTCGAGGATATAGAGAGCGTTATATTCAAGCGCGATGACTTTTACAAACTAAACGAAGGTGATAATTGTGTCGTTATAAGTTCATCATTTCACAATTCGGATAATTTGCCTAAAGGTTTTATCGAGAGCCGTATGGCGAAGTATGCAGGCAATAAGCACCTTATCGATACATACATATATGGCTCACCAGTGTCAAAGGTAGGGTCAGAATTTTACCACCAATTCGACAGGCGTGTGCATGTAGTTTCGGGCATTGAGCCGTTGCATGGGTCTGTGTTTCATTTGTCATGCGACCAAAACGTACACCCATATTACACGATGCTTGTAATGCAGATCGTGATTGGTGAAGACGGAACATATATAGTAAATGTAATACGCGAGTATTGCCTTGAAAACCCACGTAATAATATGGAATCATGTTGTGAAGCGTTTATAAATGATTACGGTGATATTTGTGATGGTGTTTATTACTACGGTGACAGGTCAGGACTTATACAGGGTACGATTCGCAAAACAACAGAGCATCATTACAGCGTACTTGAAGAGGTGTTGAGCGATTACATGTATAGTAGCAGTAACAGGCTGTTACGCTCAAATCCACCAGTAGTTAAGAGGCGCGACTTCATCAATGGTATTTTATCCGAAACGCAGGACGTAAGAATACGCATAAACGATAGTTGTGTGCAGCTTATAGGCGACATGAACTATTTGAAGGAGAGTGCTGATGGCACTAAATTAAAGAAGAAAGTAAAGGACAAAGACACACAGATAACGTATGAAGAGCGCGGGCATACAAGTGATGCATTAGATTACTTTCTTTGTTCGGCATTCCGTTCAATGTTCAATGATTATAAACTTGATATAAAGCATATAAATGAAAACAGTAGTACAGTATAAACGCAAGAAGTTAGTAGGTTTAACGCTTGACGAAAGCAATTATATACTAAACGATACGGTAAAGAATAGCAAGCGGCATAAGGACTATGACAGAACAGTGATGCTTGCAAAAGATTACCGTGCTTACATTACAGGCGATGGTTTGGACGCTAAACTAAAACAGTTCGCACAACGCGAAAGCGATATAATGTTTGCACAACGCAAAACGCTTACTAAAGCAATATTACCTGCTGTGGCATCGAAGCTGATGAAACCAGCGAATAAGATTAGTTCGGTTACACCGTCAATAAACATTATAGATTGGGATGGTAACGATAAATCAATTGATGAAATGCGAGCCGAAGTTGAATTTAATATAGCCAATTATGACGGTGCAAATTCGGTTGATACATACATGCGCGATTACTTCATTACCGCTAATTACATTGACCCAAATTCGTGGACGCTCACTACGTATGATGCGTTTGATTCGTTGGTTGAAAAGGCCGCGCCATATCCGATACAGGTAAGTGCCGAAGAGGCGATAAATTTTAACAAGGTGAACAACACGACACAATGGTTAATTAGTCGTTGGCCGATTGATTACATTGTACCTGATGGCGATCCGACAAAAACACGCACAAACAAAGGTTTTGAATACAGGCTATGGACGTTTGACTACATCGTTAAATTAGTACAGGTTGATAGCCGTTATGGTGAAGGTTATGCCGATGGTAGTATGTGGGATTCTGTCGGTGCTGACGGTGCGTTAACGAAGTACACGAAGATAGACAAGCACCAAGTGTTTATCCGTCACGAAGTAGAGCATAATGCGGGTTTTGTTCCTGGTTCTGTAAATGGTTGCAGGCGTGATGTTTTGACTGAAGGCCGCACAATGGTAAACATGTTCCATGAGGCTGTTTGTTATTTTGAAAAGACGCTAAAAGTAGTTAGCGAGATGGACATCACTATGACATTGCATGCGTTTTTGCAAAAGATAGCTTACCAACCGAGGTGTCAGGGGATGCGCAAACAGGATGGACGCGGACGTATTCCATGTGATGGCGGTAAATTGCCTGATGGCAGCACATGCGGCACATGTAACGGTACAGGATTTATAGTGCATACAACGGCACAAGATGCGATTTACTTAGGCATTCCGAGCGACAAAGAAGACATGTTTGATTTGGATAAATTGGTTAAATATGTAGATGTTCCGATAGCGATATTGGAATTTCAAGACAAGTACATTGACAAGATAGTTGACAGTATAATTACCAGCGTTTACAATAGTTCTACATTCGTTAAGGACACAATCGTTGCAACGGCAACGGAGAAGCAAATAGACTACCAGAATATTTACGACACATTGCGACCGTTGGCAGATGGGTATGCCTTGCAGAGGTGTATAATAGTTCGTTCAATAGCTACATACATTGATTACGGTGATGGTTTGATAGTAGATTATAAGTTTCCGAAAGACTTACAATTTAAGGGAGTGAATGATTTGCTTGCGGATTTGAAGTTGGCGAATGAAAGTAATGCACCATCGTTTATGAAGCGGGCAATTGTAACGGATTTAGCAAAGAACATCTTTAGCGATCAGGTAGGGGAGTATCAGAAATTGCAAATACAGGATCGTTATAATCCATTTACAGGCAAATCACAAGACGAGATACTATTTATTATAAGCAACAAAAAATGCCCGATAGAAGATGAGGTGTTGTACTTGAATATAAACAGGGTGTTTGATATGGCCGAAAACAGCCCTGAATTACAACGAAGTGGTTTGTGGTTTTATGATTTATCGCCTGACAGGCAAGACGCGATTATAAAGGCTGTAATTGCTGAAATAGCGGAACAGGTAGAAGCGCGTAATGTACAGACAGTAACCCCTGATTTTAGTGTATAGTGTTGACAGCAGACGAGATAAGGGATGCGGCAAAGAAGCGAGTAGAGTACATCGTTTCAAAGGAACGTGCATTAGGTAATTTAACTAAGGTAGCGGAGGGTAAGTTGTACGATACGCTTATGGATGAATTTACGCGCAGGTTATCGGGCAAAGACGGCAAATTAATCGGTGCAAACAACGTATCTGTTATAAATGCTATAAATACGATTGTAGATAATTTTATGGCTAATGAGCAGATGGTAGTAATGAATAGTTATATATCGGGTTTAGGAGCTATAAATGGTCTTAATGCTGACTATTACAATAAGTTATCGGGCGACAAAGCAAAGGCATACACGAAGGATGCGAATACATATATGGCAAGTGTAATAGGTATAGGTAGCGGCAATAAATTAGTTCGTGGAGGCTTTTTGGATTCGTTTGTAAAAGACACAACGATAAAGAACGAATTAAAGCAGTTTGTGTATGGAGCGGTAACAGGCGGCACATCGTTTAAGGACTTCACGAGCCAACTACGTGAGCGCGTAATAAGTAGCGGAGATGGTTCAGGGGTTTTGCAGCGACATTATAAGACGTTTGCATACGATACGATGAGCCAGTACGATAGGGCAATCGGGTTGCAATACAAAGAGAAATTAGGGTTAAAGTATGGATTGTATTCAGGCGGGTTGATAGACGATTCGCGGGAGTTTTGCATAAAGCGAAACAACAAGGTATTTACAGACGAAGAGATGGGCAAATGGGTTGACGACCCGACATTACCAAGGTCAGTAAAGGAGCGCAAATCGGGAGTTGTGAGTGGGTATAATGCAGCGATAGACTTAGGCAGGTGGAATTGCAGGCACACAATAAATTGGATAAGCAAAGAAATGGCGTTACGTTTACGGCCAGAATTATCAAAACATAACAATTAACAATTTTAAAAACACCACAAAAAAACTATGAAACAAATTATCACTATTGCGCTATTCGCGTTTGTAACAGTTAGCGTACATGCACAAACAATTTTATTTAACGGCACACCAGTAACAGGTGATACGGTTTACATGCAAAAGGGAACGAGCAACAC